CCCTGGCGGCGGCAAGGGTGCAGCTGTCGTCACCAGCAAACTGCCCGCAACCAGCGCGGGGCCAATCTGCTGTTTTCTCTGCTGGCCCGTCAGTAACGGACCACGCAGGATAGTTGCCATTTCTTAGGCTACGTTGTACAGGATGTGAGAGCTAACGATACCGCTCGCCCCCGTGTTGCCAGACAACGAACATTCTCCAGTTGTGGCAGATGCGCCATAAATGACGAATTCCTCACCCTGCCGCGCCTGCCAACGATAAGCTCCGCCGAAAGCATTGATGCTCAATTGCAGCAAGTGCGCAGACGAGGAACGCTGTGGCTTGGTGGTCGATACACGACCAAACACTGCCACCGTTCCAGGGGCGGTAGTCGTGGCATCCGTTACCGCGTTAGTGCAGCCTGAAATTGCAGTTGCGGCAACAGTGGAATCACGCGCAAACACCAGAATAGCCGTGGCGGACGACGTGGACTCGCCACCTACCGAAACTTCATCCACAAGCAAGCGCTGTGCAGCACCGCCGCCCTGCAAAAAGCACAGATAACCGTTGTCAGTGTAGTTTGTCGCGTCAGCAACAGCAGTCAGCGTGACAGACTGAGAAGAAAGCGAATAACGAGCCATGATTACTCCTATGGAACAATGATTGAGGTAGGACGAATAAGATCGTTCGGACTGACTGCCTGCCCTGTTTGCTCAACCTTGTTCGCAAGGTCGTCAATCATGGCCCGATACGGATAGCAGACGCCAGTCCTATGCAGCTCTGCACCGCAATCATCACACAAATAGTGGTCGCACTTTTTACACCATGCCGTTTCTCGCACCCGTGACTTTCCAGTAAACGCCACGGTAACCCCGCGCTGGCAGTGGCTGCACGTATAGGCAGCACACTCGAAAATACCAGTACCGGAACCAGCTGGCAGGCCATGCATTGCCATCACCGAGTCCGCCACGCCCTGCGTTCCGCGATGGTCAATAGTCAAGACGCCTTCATATAGCTTTTTGCTGTGCATATTTCCTCTAGCAAACTATCTGGCCCATGAGAGTGTCTGCGCCACCGCCGGATTGCCACAAGCTGAACCGCATATCTTGATATACGAATACGCCGTCATTCCCGCCCGTGTATGTGCTGGATGAGGCAGAGGTAATCGTTGCGCCATTGAGTTTGAGATAAACCGTCCCACCGGACCTCTCAAGAGTTTGAACATCCCCGGTTGTTGGCGCTGCTGCGCCGCCCGCGCCCGTGGCTGCGATCTGTGTAAAAGCCCCTGCATCGACTCTGTAAATGCGGTAATCGCCACTGGGATCTCCGCGTCCGATGTACCCATTTCCAGAAGAATCAAGGTGAATGCCGGGTCCACCGTCTGCCCCGTCATAGGTGGTCATCGAAGACAGTCCGGTCGCGCTATCCGTGCGATACGCGCCTTGCACCGTGAGGGTTGTGATTGGGGCCAACAGATTCGACGCCAACACAAGGCGATTAAACGTGTACCACTGCGTCCACGGGAACGCTAATGGGTCTTCGTCGGCTCGTGTGAAATTATCGGTTGCCACGAGAATTCTTTAATGCAGTGAGCACTTCAGCCCATGTGGTTGCGCTCGATAGGCCGGCATTTCCGCCCATCGCGACAATGCGACCCTTGTCGGCAGCGGTTGGCAGCTTTTCTGTGTCGCTAATATCGACCGCTTCGGCGACAAGCGCTCCGTCCGCGCACTCAATAACTAGCAATCCACCAATCTCTTCCTTTAGCACATGCCCAATACCATGTACTCCGGAGGCACGATAGGGATCGTCGTAAGTCCCATCCCCAATGCGATTAACCAGCAGTGTGACCATGGTCCATCCCCAGTTTAAAATCACTGCACCGTCTCATAGTCAAGGCTACCAGTGAACCCGCTGGCTGTCCGCTGCACGGGGATAGACCTGCTCTGTACAGTGCCGTCAGACATTTGGTCACTAACATGCACGGTCATGGAACCATTCGGGCCGCGCTCGGTGCGGAAACTGCGCTTTGCACGCTTCGGCGTCGCCGCCATCTGTTCAGCATTGACCTGTGCGACGACAGCCGGGACAGTCGCCATTTGCTGCGCAAATTGGTCAAGGATCGCGGATACCTGATCCTGCACATTGGCCAGCGCAGCCTGCAATCCTTGCTGCATAACTTCAGCTGCCGTCTGCGCGTCCTCCTGGCTGGCTGAATTCGCCTCTACCGCGTCCTTGGCATCTTCCTGCGCCACGTGAGCATCGAACTCAGCACGGTCGCGCTTGATATTGGCCTCTTGGACCTTCAGGTTTGCGGACCCAGTTGCAATGTCAGCTTTGAGCTTTTCAAGCGCAGCCTTTTCAGTCTGTAGCTGCTGTGCTTCCTGCTGCAACTGCTGCTGTGCTTGCTGTAATAGCTCGCCTTGCTGCTGTATCTGCTGCTGCGCCTGTATCAGCGCTTGCGGATTCATACCGCTTTCTAGCTCGTCCAGAACTTGCTTTTTGAGAGTCGGACGAATGCCAGACAGCTTCAGCAGTGTCTTGAACGAAACTTCAGGCCGCGTCTTTGCCAGCTCTGAAAGCATGGCAAATTCCTCCTGCTGAACCGTCACAATATCGTTGCCGCGATCAATGATGATGTCGATGTCCAGCTGCGCAACTTCATTCCGGCGTAGTGGCCTTCCCGTTTTGTCGTCAACAGCCTGCATCTGCATGGCTGGGTCGCCTGCCAACTGCGCAATCTGTTCTTGCTGCTGATCTGGTGGCATAGCTTGGAAATCAGGGCTTGTCTTAAGCGCTTCCGCTTGCCGCTCTCCAGTCAAAACAGGCTGATTCAGCCCCACCCACTTTGGCTTTTCGTCGCTGTCGGTAACGCGGACCCACATTTCCGCAGTCCAATACTGCCTTACCCGGCACCACGCCTGCCTGTACATGCGCAATTCCCAGCCGTCCAGCGCATCAAACAGGGGAGAAATTGGCAATTCTCCGGCTTGCTGGTCGCGCGCCTTAGCTACGCCTGAAATCTGCCCTGAAGTGCCAGCCAGCGCGTTGTTTGGACCAGTCTGAGACAACGCAGCATCAGTCTGCTGCAACAACCTCCACTGCCCCTCTGCCTCTGCCAAATTGTCTTGGATAACCAGCTCATCTGGATTTCCATTAATCTCAATTGCGCCATCGGGCTTGTGCATCTCGGAACGCAACTTGTTGACATCCGTCACTACGCCAGCGCGATAAATGGCACGCTTTGCCGAAAGCAAGTGCATCATTTTTGATCGACGCTTGTTATGTTCGTCTTGCAGGTCAAGATATCGCTGCACTACGCCATACGGGTTTCCATCTGCATCGCGATACAGCGCTTGCAGCTCCATGCAGCATGCGGGATCGCCAAATTCATCCACATATTTGCATGGCGTAGGCTCATCCAGCCAACCACCTCGCATCCATGTGGCCTCGTGCCACTTGCCATCTAGGATGAAATAGTGCTTGAACACCTGGATACGCTTGCGCTTGTTGGACGTTAAGAGATAGCGCGGCTTATCATCGTATGACTGATCTCCATTGAGACTGGAGGTATCCAATGCTTCCGATGCAATCATCTCTTTGGCGTCTGGCCACGACTTGTAAACCGCGCCCTCATCCATCCACGTGAAATATCCACAGTAACGCTTGTCGCTGAAGTCATCTTCACGGGACCGGATGTCGTAGTAGACCCGATCCTGGTGAATTCCCTCCATCGAAATGGTCGGATATCCAGTCTTGCGCTTTTCCACGATAACTTGGCCGGCACAGATACCCTCGATCATCAGGTTTTCTGCGGCCATCTTGCGGGCCTTGAGCTTGTAATTGCACTGGTCCGCTACGAACCGCAGCGCGTCTGTCGCAGCCTCTGCGGCCTGCTCATCCTGTGGCGATGGATTGCGCGGAAAGCACTTCGGGTCGGTTCGCATCTTCTTTTCGATGCCAGCCAGCGTGTCGCACTTATCCTGAATCTTGTTGTCTGTGATGATTGGCTGCTTTCGCTTCTTCAGCGTCGCAATTTCATCATCCGTGTATTGCTTGCCGTCGCGGTAATTGCGGCACTTTTCCCATAACGCCCGTGTGCCATTGGAGCTGACAGCATCGGCGAATTCCTCAAACTGCTGAATGACCGTCTGGTGACTGTCATCCGCAAACCGTGGCTTGTCTGTTGCTTTCTTAGCCATTATGCCGCCTTCCATCCGTCATCATCGTCACGCGTGGAGCTGTAGCCATCCCGCACAACGGGTTTTGCAACGCTGGCCGCAAGCGCCGGATGCACCGTGTCGATAGCCATCCCCATCAGGGTCGCCATGTCTACAGCGTCATCGTTCTTGCCTGCGGGGAACTGGAGCAACTGAGCCAGCAAGTGGTGCCCGTACTCAGTATCTGCAATGCGAACTTTGCCACGGGCAGCCATCGCTTGCAATGAGCGCGCAATTGTGGGCTTGTCGTGTCCGCGTACCAGCCACTCGGTGCGGCAGTAGGCGCGGCGCTCACTCATGCGGCGATTCAGGAACGGTTCGATGCTGCGACGAATCGGGCCAGATTCGCCGAAAAAGCACAACGGGCGGTGGCGCTGGAATTGGTCGATTAGCTGCTCGATCCACACATCAGCGGTTGTCTGCCCTCGCCAGCCGTCTAACGCTAAAGTGAGCGTGTCGCCAGCGTAAGTATGCGTCCCAAGTTCGGTCCAGTCTCCGCTGCCATCCGTCACCGCAAAGTCGCCCGTGGTGTACTTGTGCCCGGTGACTTTCTTGGGGTCTACCAGCTCAAACCACTCCCTGCGGAAGAACGTGCCATCGTCCGGTGTGGGGTTCTGCATATACAAAGCTGACCACTGGCGAGGGTCAGTATTGGCCTTGATGCGCTCCAATGCCGTGCGATCG